CGCCGCGCGGGTGGCGCGCGCCATCGCCGACGCCGACGAGGAGATCGACGGCTACCTGCAGAGCCGGTGCGTGGTGCCGGTGTCTCCGGTGCCCGGGATCATCCGCAAGATAAGCGTCGACATCGCCATCTACAATCTCTACTCCCGTCGCCTGGACCAGGTGCCGGAATCGCGCCGGCAGCGCCATGAGAACGCGCTGAGATTCCTCGGCAAGGTGGCGGAGGGAAAGATCGGCCTGGGGGCGAACGACCCGGACGGCAACCCGCCCGCCGACAGCACCATCGGGGTCGCCAACGCCACGGACCGGACCATCACGTCCGACAAGCTGGAGCGGTTTTAGGGATGATCACGATCAAGGTCACCGTCAACGACCAGGGCGCGCGGCAGATGCTCCAGGCGATAGCCGACCGGGCGTCCGACCTGACCCCGGCGATGCGCCTGGTCGGGGAGATCGTGACCGAGTCCGTGCAGCGCAACTTCGAGCAGAAGCGATCCCCGGAAGGGGCCGGCTGGAGGCCCCTGTCCGAGCAGTACGCCCAATGGAGGTCCCGCAGGCACGGCCGCAACGCGACCGACATCCTGGTGATGAACCGGGTCCTGATGGGCGGCATCCACTACAAAGCCGAAGGCGCTCGGGTAACCATCGCGCCCCAGTCGGCCACCAGGGCCTACGCGGCCATCCACCAGTTCGGGGGGAAGGCCGGGCGCGGGCGGAAGGCGACCATCCCGGCCAGGCCGTACCTGGGAGTGCGCAAGGGAGACTGGCCCCAGATCGTGGACGTCCTGGGCAAGTACTTGATCTCGATCCGGTGAGCGGGTGAATCATGTACACCATCACGCAAATTGAAAACGCCATTCTCTCGAGGCTCGAGGCGGCCCTTTCCGGAGTGCGCACCTTCGGGACGCTGGCCGACTTCCTTGCGGCGAAGCTGGACGACATCGAGGCGGCGGCGCTCATCATGCCGGCCGTCTACGTGGTCTTCGATTCGAGCGAGTACCACTACCCCCTGCGGGCCGTCCAGGACCGACTGATGGCCTTCGACGTGCTGGTGGTCGTGCGCAACCTGAGGGGCGACGAGGCGGTGCGCCAGGGGGACGGGTCCGCCGTGGGCGCCTACGATCTCCTGGAGTCCATCCGGGCCGCCCTGACGGGCCAGCAGCTTGCGCTTTCGATCGACTCGCTCATCCCCACCCGCGAGCGGTCCGTGGCCGGGACCGAGCACCTGGCCGTGTATTCCATCTCCTTCGAAACGCGCGTCCGCGAAGCCGTGACGCTGCGACATGGGTGATCACATGGCAGACAAGCCCGAACCAAAACGACCGGATACCAAGGACGCCCTTTCCCTGGCCGTCGACGCCTGGGTGGTCGAGTATCTCTACAACTCTCCTGTCGCGACGGACACGGAGGCCTTCAATCACCTGACGAGAGCCCTTCCGGCCCTCAAGGAGAAGCTGGCCGCGCTCGTGTAGCGGCCGCGATCGAGGAGACAAGCCATGCCTCAGTACGTATTCGGGTCCGGGTCGTTGTGGGCGGCGCGCACGGACGTCGCCAACCCGACCCCCCAGCAGTTCGGCATCCTGCAGGACATCAGCGCCGATTTCAGCCGGAACGTGAAGGAGCTCCACGGCGGCTACGCCTTTCCGGTGGCCGTGGCCGGAGGAAGCGGCAAGATCACCTTCAAGGCCAAGTTCGCCCAGATCAACGGCCGCATCTTCTCCGACCTCTTCTTCGGGGCCACCGCGTCGACCGGGCAGCTCAAGACGGCCAACCGAGAAGTCGGGACCATTCCGGGCACGCCCTTCCAGGTCACGGTTTCGAACTCGGCCAACTTCGTGGACGACCTGGGCGTCATCTTCTCGGCGACCGGAATCCCGCTGGTGCGCGTGGCCAGCGCGCCGGCCGCGGGCCAGTACTCGGTTTCCTCGGGCGTCTACACCTTCGCCGCGGCCGACACCGCCCTGGGCGTCTGGATCAGCTACACCTACAACTACACCACCGGGGGGGTCAAACAGGTGGTGGCCAACCAGCTCCTTGGCGTGCAGCCCATCTTCATGGCCAACCTCCAGGCCACCTGGGGCAGCAAATACATCAACATGAAGTTCCACCAGTGCATCGCGACCAAGCTCACCTTCGCGACCAAGCTGGAGGATTTTTTGATTCCGGAGTTCGACTTCGCCGGGTTCGCAGACAGCTCCAACAACCTGGTGACGATCTCGACCGAGGAATGATGACAGGCCGGTGAGTGGGTGAGTCGGCGATAAGGCCCTCTCGCCGGCCGGCCCATTCACCCATTCACCGAGGATGCACCGATTCACCGAGGGGCTTTATGATCGACGGCGTGCAGATCCGCATGGGGGGCAGGGAATTTTTGGTGCCGCCCCTGAATTTGAAGACCATTCGCCGGCTGGAACCCAAGCTGGCCAACTTGTCGACCGTCAACCCGAGCGACCCCTCCAACCTGGACGACGTGGTGGAGATCGTGCACGCGGCGCTGAGTCGCAACTATCCGGACCTGGGTCGCGATGAGATCGAGGATCTGCTGGACATGGGCAACCTGAACGAGGTCATCGTGGCCATCATGGGGATCAGCGGCCTCAAAAAAAAATCGACGATCGACCCGGGGAGCCCGTCCGATGGGGGGACATCTACGGGCACATCGCCACCAGCACCGGCTGGAGATGGGGCGACATCGACGAGCTGACCCTGCCCCAGGTCGACGAGCTGTTTCAATACTGGTCGTTTCAGCCGCCGACCCACCTGCTGGTGGCGGCGTACCTGGGCGTCGGCCGGAGCGGCAAACAGCAGCAGACCGAGCAGGACCTGGACGCCTTCATCGCCGCCCTCGCCCCGAACGCGGTTTTCCAGGGGCCGTGAATCGCGTCACTGGGCGGTTTGTTCGACGCGAAAGCCGGTGGATTCGGTGTTCGACCCGCCCTGACTGTACTCCTTGACGGTGCCGTCCGGGTTGTAAACGAAGACGGTGGTGGTCTCGTTGACGCGGGTGCCGCCCACGAAGGCCCCGGCAACCGGGATGAAGGACTGGCCCTTAACTCTGGCGCGCACGTAGGCGTAAGACTCGGTCACGGTCCCGTCGGACCGGGTTTCCCGGCGGGACGGGGCACCAAAGATGCGGTGGACGTCCTCTCGGGTCGTTACGCCCGGTTTCACCGAGGCCAGCTGATTGGGGTCGATCTTGTGGCCGACCGTCGAGCAGGACGACAGCAGCAGACAAAGCAGGCAGGCGGCGGCAAATGATTCCTTCATGGTGTCCCTCCCAGGTTGAGTTTTGAGGATTATCGCATGGCCGACAACCGGGTGCAAATTGTTCTGGAAGCCGAAGCGTCCCGTCTCCGGGCCGCGATGGCCGAATCCTCGGCGGCCGTCCAGCAGGCATCCGAGACGATCAAGGGCGCCATGTCCGGCATGGCCGACCACGTCCGCGCATCGGTCAGCCAGGCCACGCAGAGCATCAACGGGTCCGGAGGGCTGGCGAGCGGGCTTCGGGACGCCGGCGGGCAGATGGGAGTGGTCGCCGCGGCGGCTTCCAGGCTGGACCAGGCGCTGCGAGCCACCATGATCGGGGCCGTCACGACCCTCGTCGGCAGCCTGGCCGCGGCGGCAAAGGCGTCCGCGGATTTCGAGCAGTCCATCTTCCAGATGCACAAGACCTTCGGCGACGCATCCTCCGTCATGATCGGCAAGGCGAAGACCATGTCCGATCAGATGGCGCACTATTTTTCCCGCCAGGAAATCCAGTACGCCTTCGTGAAGACGGCGGATTCCATGCAGCGCTACGGCATCCAGGGGCAGCAATACCTGGACCTGGTGGCCCGGGCTTCGGACGTGGCCGCGGCCAAGGGCATGTCGCTCAAGGAGTCGATCGATCGGCTCGAGTCGGCGATGCGCGGCGAGGCGGAGGCCTCGGAATACCTGGGCGTCACGCTGAACGACACGTACATGAAGACCATCGCCTTCAATGGAAAGCTCAAGGAACATTGGGAGACGATGACGGAGACGAGCAAGGCGACGTACCGCTACGTCGAGATGCTCCAGCAGACGGAGAAATACGCCGGGTCCGCCAAGGACGTCACCGTGACCCTGACGGGCGCGCTGCAGGGGTTCTGGAACACGCTCAAGGACAACGCCACAATTCTGGACGGCATCAATTCCCGGCTGGCCCGGTTCATCAATCTGATGACCGGAGCCATTTCGGCTCCATCCGCGAAGAATCTGTCGGAGCGAGCGCTGGACGTCATCCAGACGCCCAAGGAAGACCTGTTCGGCCCGAGCGACGCCGCTCGTCAGGCGGCCCAGATGGATTACCGCGATCTGCTGCGGGTGACCCAGGTCGGCAAGACGGGCATCACCGGCCAGGGCATCACCCTGCCGGAGCCCGTGGTGGACCCGGAAAAGCTGATAAAAAAATACAAGTCCGCCCTGCAGGACGAAGAAGACGCCTTGATGGCGAGCGGCAAGGCCAAGGACTGGTCCGCCAGCCAGGAAGTCGCTTATTGGCAGGAGAAGCTGAAGACCGCCAAGGAAGGGTCAGAAGAGGCGAAGCAGGTCTACCACGAGCTGGCCGTCGCCGTCGGGAAGGCTCAGAAGGAAGAAGAGAAAGAACGGAAGGCCGGTCGAGCCGCCGGCAAGGCGGCTGATGCCGAGGCCCGAAAGGACGCGCGCGAAAAATACCAGGCGGACATGGCGGACATGCGCCTGCAGCTCGAGGGGTACCGCAAGAACGGCGAGGAGCGCATCAAGATTGCCCACCAGATGGCCGCCCGCGCCGCCCGCGAATACGGCCAGGAATCGCGCCAGCACAAGGAGATGCTCCGCCTGGTCGAGCAGGAGGAGCGCAAGCACCAGGAGGAGATGGAGCGGCTCCAGGAGGAGCGGCTCGAAGGGGAGCGCGAGGCGGCCAAGGAGCGCCTGGACCTCGAAGCCGAAAATATCCGTGCAATGAGGGAGATGGGCCAGATCAGCGCCCAGCAGGAAATCCAGGCGTTGCTGGGGCTGGAGCAGCGGAAATATGAGATCGAGTTTCTGGCGCTCCAACAGCGCATGAAGCTGCGGGACAAGGACGCCATCGACCAGCAGAAGACGTTTCGCGAGATGGAACGGCTCCAGAACCGGCACCGGCTGCGGATGAATCAGCTCGAGCATCACATGGAAATGGACAGCAAGAAGACTTGGACCGACATTGCCAAGACTATGAGCCAGACTTTCGGCAATGCCGTCAAGGGAGTCATTACGGGCACCATGACCCTCAGCCAGGCCATGCAGTCCATCTTCGGCTCCATCGTCGACATGATCATCGACAAAATTATGGAGATGATCACCCAGTGGATTATCGGCATGTTCACGGCCAAGACCGCGTCCGTCGGGTCTGGGATGGCCTCGGCCGGTGAGGGTGCAGCGGCTGCTGGGGCGTCAGTCGCGCACATCCCGTTTATTGGGTGGGCGATGGTGCCGGCTGTAACGGCCACCACGTTCGCCTTGCTTTCGAGCTACGCCATGATGGGACTGGCCTCTGCCGCCGGCGGCTGGGAAGTGCCCGAGGACAC